CAAGAGAGCAATTAGATCTACTAAGTGATAGAATGTTTGCAAATATAGTAATAGAAGATTGGGAATATGATTTGGAGAAGATTGAAAATGAATGAAAGTAAAGATCGTATCATCAAACGTATTGAAGAACTTACAATTCTTTTAGGTGGAACTATGAAAAAAATGTTAAGATCAAATAGTGGGGGTAGACAAAATAAATCAATTAAGATAGAATATGATGTAAAGGAGACTAAAGGTTGAAAAAACTATGGAGGATTTGGGCAAAAGCACTTGGTGACAAGTCTGGTAATTCTGATAAAGAAGCAGACTTTGTTGCCATTATCCGAACCTTCATATTCATACAACTTATAGTCACTAACTGTTTCATCGTTGCCGGTAACATTCGTCACTGGAACGATCATTACATCCCACCTCATTATGAACGTATTCGTGACTGAACACTGCCCTTACAAATCGGCAGAAGTATTACCAGACAAACACATAGTTAAGATGCCACTTGAGACTTGCCAGATGTTGGCTGTAGTCTATTCCAAGTGGTATTTTAATTGGGGAGATGAATTGCTCCATAAGAAAGATGGATCACCTTACAACACCAAGAAAGGTGCTTTCCGTGGACATCCTTGCACAGTCTGGGCAGCAGAGGATATCAACAAGACTGCGTGGTTAATTGCACACGGTGTTGCCCTATGCTATGAATATTGGAAAAGATATGGTAAGATACATTCATGTTCAAAAACAATACAGGAGGCAAGAGAAGTTTTCAATAAAGAAACCAAGAAAGATCTATCTATTCACAAAGATGTGAAAGACTTTGCATTTGCAGGGCCTGATGAGTTCAAGTACGATACAAGTATTGATATCTTTACTCAATACAAAAGGTATATCGCATCTAAACCTTGGGTCAAAGATAACTATCTTCGCATTCCAGATCGTAAACCTGATTGGGTAACTGCTAATGTTTGAAGAAGAAGAACACGTTAATGATCTCTATGAAGATATGAAGAGATTAAATTCTCTCTATGAAGAATTGATGTGGGGACATAAAGACATACTTGAATTTATTCCCGATTATGATAATAATAGAATTATCATACAAAACAAAACTATGATGGACAGAAATGAGTGATTTTATATGGGTTGAAAAATACAGACCCAAAACAATTGAAGAGTGTATTCTCCCTGATGGTATCAAAAAAACTTTTAGGGATTTTCTATCCAGTGGTGAGATACCAAATATGTTGTTATCAGGCCCACCGGGAATTGGTAAGACAACAGTTGCGAAAGCAATGTGTAGTGAATTAGGAGCAGATTTTTATGTCATTAATGGATCGGATGAAGGACGTTTTCTCGACACTGTTCGGAACAACGCAAAGAACTTCGCATCTACAGTCTCTCTTACAAGTGAGTCGAAACATAAAGTCATCATCATTGATGAAGCAGACAATACCACTTCCGACGTACAACTCCTCCTTAGAGCGTCTATTGAAGAGTTCTCCAGAAACTGCAGATTTATTTTCACCTGCAACTACAAGAACAAAATTATTGAACCACTCCATAGTAGGTGTGCCGTTATTGACTTTAATGTTAATAAAAGAGACAAACCAACAATCGCAGCAGGATTCTTCCAACGAATCATAGAGATACTTGATCTAGAGAAGATTAGATATGATAAGAAAGTTATAGTTGAACTAATAAACAAACACTTCCCTGATTGGCGAAGAGTATTAAATGAGTGTCAAAGATATTCTGTAGGTGGTGAAATAGATTCTGGTATTCTTGCTTCTTTCTCTGATGTATCTGTCAATGAACTTCTTAAAAACCTTAAAGAAAAAAACTTTTCTGAAGTACGTAAGTGGGTCAACACTAATTTGGATAATGATACTACTTTACTTTTCCGCAGGATTTATGATAGTCTATATGAATCCTTGGTCACTAGCTCTATTCCTGCTGCCGTACTCGTTCTGGCTAAATACCAATACCAAGTGGCATTCGTAGCAGATCAGGAGATTAATCTTCTTGCATGTCTAACAGAGATTATGGTGGAGTGTGAATTCAAGTGAAAGAAATTATTATGCCAATCCTTATGAAACATTTTCTTGTTTACAGAGGTAAGGAGAAAAACACTCTTGCCATTTACCAATGTGCAGATGAGTTAGTAAAAGAATTAGGTAAGAACAATGAAGAAGAAAAGAAAACCATTTAAATTAAATGTATTTGGTGCTCTTGGTATTCTTTTACTGATAAGTGGTATTTTTTCTGGTTATGTGGTATACTATGCTTGGATGGAGATTTTAAAATGAGAGATGAATTGCTGAAGATGTTAAAAGAACATGCCTATAAAAAAGGTGAGTTTACTTTATCTTCTGGTAGAAAAACTGATCATTACATAAATTGTAAACCTGTTACTTTAGATGGTAGAGGTTTAGCAATCGTAAGTGCTATGCTTGCTGAATGTGTTGAAGAAGATGCAGTAGCAGTTGCAGGACTTACTCTTGGTGCTGATCCTTTAGTGTCAGGTGTTGCTATGGTATCTGCGTTAAATCAATCAAAACTAAATGGTTTAATTATTCGTAAAGAACCTAAAGGTCATGGTACTGATGAATACATCGAAGGCCCATTACCACCTAAAGGTAAGAAGATAACTGTATTAGAAGATGTAGTCACTACAGGTGCATCATCAATCAAAGCAGTTAAAAGACTTCGTGATGCAGGTTATGAAGTTAAACGTGTTGTTTCAATTGTTGATCGCCAAGAGAACGATGAAGCAAATACTAATTTTAAAATGGCAGGTCTTGAGTTCTATAGTTTATATCCCTTAGAGGAAATATCAGAATGAATTGTTGGCACTGTAATACTGAACTAATATGGGGATCAGATTTTGATGCTGAAGACTATGGATGCGAAGATGAGTATTCCATAGTTACTAATCTTACATGTCCAAAGTGCGAATCATTCGTACAAGTTTATTATCCAAACCAAAGAGGAGAAAATGACCAAGAAGAAATTGAGAGCACAAGTTAAATCCAGATTTTATTATATCTTCTGGGGAACTGCTACAATATCTGTCGTGCTAGGCCAAATTTATGTTGGAACTGGTTACAGAGTAATGGCAAAAGCAATTGCAAATCTTGCTGAAACTGTTATAATAGAATCAGAAAGATTAGACCTAAGAGGTATTGATGGATTTCTTTATTAATGTAATTCCACATGGAGATTATGCAGGATTACCACCAACAGGTGTATTCATTTTTTGGATTGTAGCATCTTTAGTTTCTTTGATCGGATATGGATCATATAACACTTTTGGCCCCGGCAGTAAAGATCTTAAAGATCAAATAAAGGAACATGCTAAGATGCATGAGATGGGAATTGCTCACGGTCATGAAGGTCGTGATTCTAGACCTGTATTAACTCAAAGAGCACAAGAACAGGATTATCCACATCATAAACATGACAGTAATAAGTAAAGTTGATACAAATAAAGCAGAGTGGGCTGCTGACAAATTTATTGATTACTTTGAGAACTTTAGTTCTATTGAAGATTACTTGCGTTTTGCAAAAGGAGAAGCAGTATCGAGTATGGCAACCATACCCGGTATTTCTGATAAAGATGCTTTCTTGAATGAGGATATACATCCTCAAGATATGGATTTTGAAGTTAAGTTTGTTGGAGATAGATTTAAAGATAGTATTAGTCAGGAGATGTATATTAAATATCTTACTGCTACATCATCTCATGTGATTGAACATAATATTCCCGGTAGAGAATTACGTTGGATGGTATATGAAAAGAATACTAAAAAGATAATTGGTTTCATTCGTTTTGGTTCACCTACAATAAACTCTAAGCCTAGAAATATTTGGTTAGGTAAAGCACCAGATCTTTCTAGATTTAATCGTCATGCTGTAATGGGATTTGCTATTGTCCCATCTCAACCTTTTGGATTTAATTATCTTGGTGGTAAACTACTTGCACTTATGTGTGTATCTCATTATGCAAGAGAGGAAGTATCTAAAGTATTTGAAAAAAATATTGCATTATTTGAAACAACATCCTTGTATGGATCTACTACATCAGCATCACAGTATGATGGATTAAAACCTTTTATTAGATATAAGGGTTTAACTGATAGTAAATTCTTACCTTTATTGCATAGAGAATCTTTTCATGAATTACATAATGCATTTTCTGAATGGAATAACAATCAACCATTAACTGAAAACAGAGCATCTTCTAAAAAGATGAAGAGACAGACTAAGATGATTTCTATTATCAGAAATAGTTTAGAAGATAAAACAAAATTAGATAAGTTTAATTCTGTTATTAATATGGCATTTAATCTCACACAAAGAAAAAGAGCATACATATCAGACTATGGATATGGTAATGTTCGTGAAGTTATATCTGGTGAGCAAGAGGAGTTAGTTCGTGGACAAAATTGGGATAAGTTTTATCTTGAAAATATTATTGCATGGTGGAAGAAGAAGGCCGGTAAAAGATATGAGAAGTTAAAGAAAGAAGGTAGGTTCAGAGATAAAGTTGAATTGTGGACAGAGGATGAAGATATACAAATCATTCGTTAATAAATACTTAAAAACGGATAGAGATGAAGACGTTCAAAGAATTTATAAACGAAAGTAGTCTTTCTAGAATTAAAAGTAAGACTGATAAAAAAGGCATTGCTGTGATGTCTGCATCAAGAGTTAATAAATCTGCTAAAGAAAATAGTGCAAGGGCTAAACAGTTAGATAAAGATATTCGTGGTAAATTTAAGAGAGGTGCTACCAAAGTAACTGGTTCATATTCAGAGAGGGACGAAAAGACTGGTAAGGAAACAAAGGTGAAGGAAAGAAGTCACGTAATAGATAGTGGTAAGATGGGTAAGAGAAAGTTCAAGAAAGAAGTAAAGAAGTTGGGTAAGAAATACGGACAAGATTCCGTATTGACATCAGGTAAAAAAGGTGGTACACTATCAGCAACTCGCAAAGGTGGTCTCGGCAAGAAAAAAGGTATAGGTGTGGGTAAATTCAAACCACAAGGAACAAACCCAGATGGTCAATCTCAGATCAAGGGAAAAACTTTTTCATTTAACAAAGACTAATGACAAACAAACTTTATGATGACTCCAATTGGAGAAGTGAATACAAGAGTTACACCAGTGATAAAAGGGAACTCGAATTACTTGAAAATGGGCCTCACAGTCTTACAGATTCATGGCATCTTCAAGCAATGTATGGTGACTGGAAGAAGAAAAAAGGTTATAATAAATTAGACCCGAAAGAAAACAAAGGGCAACTGCAGTCAACAATGCAGGATTTTTTTGAAAGTCAAAAAGATCAAGGCATTTGATCTATACTTATTATTATGGCAGAATTGAAAGACTGGTTGAACTCAATCAACCTAAACAAAAAGAACTTGATTGATGAAGATCCATCAATCGAAAAAGAATATCCTCCCTTCATAGTAAATAAGTGTTTGTCAGGACATCTTGACACTGTGATGCTTGCTAATGAGATGAATAAGTATCCTTTTTTACCAAAAAAGATGCAACATGATTTTCTTATACATATAGTGAGGAAGAAGAAAAGATTCTCTCCTTGGTTGCGTAAAGACAAGATCAAAGAACTTGATAGTGTCAAGACATACTATGAATGTAGTAATGCTAAAGCGGAACAGATTCTAAAAATTCTTACAAAAGAACAACTGAATTTTATTAAATCTAAACTTGATATTGGAGGAAGACAATGAGTGTTCTTAAGGAACCAGAAGTGAAATGGAATCCTGACCAAATGGTCGAAGTGACATTAAATGAGCCAGACGACTTTCTTAAAGTAAGAGAGACATTGACTCGAATAGGTGTAGCATCCAGAAAAGAGAAGAAGATATATCAGTCCTGTCACATTCTTCATAAACAGGGTAGATATTTTTTAGTACACTTCAAAGAATTATTTGCATTAGATGGTAAGCATGCAAATCTTACTACGAATGATGTTCAACGTAGGAATCGCATAGCACAGTTATTAGTTGACTGGGGACTTGTAGGTATTGTTAGTTCAGATATTATTCAGGATGTAGCACCACTAAATCAAATCAAGGTATTATCTTATAAGGATAAGGACGAATGGATATTGGAAACAAAATATAATATCGGATCAAAAAAGAAAAAGGTAGAGGAAACCGTATAGTTGACAAATATATTAAGTTGTGTCATCATATAGGTGTGAGAGAGAATTTTCTTAAATCCTACGGATTAAGAGGTAATCAACTCCCTATAACCTACAAGACAAAAGGTAATGACACTAATTAATTTAGTCGAGCAGTGCGACTCTAAACTCACAGCTGCACAGAAATCTTTCCTATCAGTGTTAGGAGTGGTAGATAATCCTGTTAAAGGTCTTCTAACTTTGGAGGAATACTTAGTCCAGAATAATCCACAACCGGGAGACAGTTTTGTATGTCTAGTACCAGTTGGTATTTGTTTTAGCGATTCCAAATACAATCGCAGTAAAAGACTTCACTTTTCAAATATTATTAAACATCTAAAAAGATTAGGTGGATTCTCATATAAAGCAGCAGGAATCCTATCAGGTTTCTTACGTTTAAATCGCGAACAACTTAG